TTCCCGGGATCGGTTCAAAGAAACGTTGCTCGGTGATTTAGACATGCCCCCAGATTTAAATAATCGAGTGAACTCGCTCACGTACTAAATAAATAATTAACTTATACTGATAGGCCGGTCAGCGAGGGGCCCGCGCCCCCGGCGCCCTGGTTTAAGGCCCCGAGCCCCCCGAAGGGGACCGGCCCAACACCCCCGACACCCGACCGAGTGCTCGCAGGGAAAACGAACAATTAACTTAAGCATCCTTAAAGAATACCCATGATTGGTACGAGAACTGGGCTACTGTTGCACCCGTGTCGCCTGTGGTCTGTCCGACCACCGAGTCGGGGATACTAAACCACCATACCATCCATACGTTGCCATCACTTGGATCTGTGTCTGCGTCGTTGTTAAATTGGATTTCTCTCTTCACTGGAAGATACTTTTTCATCATCTTCATTGATCCAGAATTAATTTGCAACCCGCCCGCCGCTTGGACTCCGTTGAGCCAAACCCTTTTTCTATATAAGACTGAATACAAATCGGTATTGATGGATCTGTATGTCAATGTCAAACCGTTATGTGTTCCACGATCCAGGTTCGTTCCTCTGTTGAATGTCCCGCGAAAGAAGTTCGCGTTTGTCAAAGACGTTGTCTCATTTGATTTCGGCGCTACGATCGCCAAATTGAAAACCGTTGGGCTCGTTTGAAGGTTTCTCAAATACCAAAGAAATCTAAGCCCGCGCAGCTCTACACGATTCGTGTCTCTGTTAATAACGTTCGTCCCAAACGGTATTGTTGTCATGCGGGCCGCGCCAAGGATGCCATGCTCTGCGTTTGTTTTCATAACGCTCGCGATGTTCGCGCACTTTGTTGGCACCGTATGTCTAATCGGTTTACCGACTTCTCTCCGCGCGCGCACCTTCCAGTTTGAACGACGTTTACTCCCGTAACGTCTTTTTCGAACAGTCTTGTAACGTCTACTTGAACGGCGGCGCACTGCCGGCAGGCTTTGTCGTCGACGCATTGGTGATGGAGTCACGTAAGCACTAGTCCGAGCACGCTTCGCGGGCGGACTATACATACCTTGTCGGACTAACCGTTTTGATTTTAAATATGGACGCACGCCTAACGGCCAAAAGAAACCGCTTGCGGGTATACGCCAGATATGCGGACTGTCTTTATGTTTAAACTTCGTCATGTTTTATAACGGCGATGAGTGTGGGGGTGCAGTATTACCCCCCACACTTCGTTCTCACTTCTCATAAAATCAAAATGGCTCCGCCTCAATCTCTTCGCTGGTGTTTCACACTAAATAACTTCACACCGGATGAACGCGACGCCCTCGTCGCATTAATCCAATCTGAAACTGTTAAATATGGCGTCCTCGGATATGAACGTGGAGAATCAGGAACCCCTCACATCCAAGGGTTTGTTATCTTCAGTTCCCGAAAACGCCTCAACTCCGCCAAGACCCTTCTCGGCCAACGGGCCCACCTCGAGGTTGCCAGAGGCACCTCCGAGCAGGCCGCGACCTATTGCAAGAAGGACGGCGACTTTGTGGAGCACGGGGACCTCCCCGGTGCGGAACAGGGCAAACGCAATGACTGGGAATCACTTCGTGACTACATCAAGCAGGCAGTCACGCGTCCTACCATCGGCGACCTCTGGGAGCAATTCCCTTCTCTCGTCGGACGATATCGCTCGTCCGTTATTCACGCTATTGATGAACTCTATCAACCGCCTGCATTGGAAATTGGACAACTTAGAGATTGGCAGCGAGACCTCGAGTCAGAACTCGATGGACAGCCAGACGACCGATCTATTCGATTCGTAATTGATCCTGAAGGTAATAACGGAAAAACTTGGTTCATTAAGTACTATATGTTTAAACATCCTGGCACGTGCCAAATGTTGTCCGTGGGAAAGAGAGACGACCTCGCTCACTCTTTGCGCACCTCTTGCAGAGTCATATTTGTTAACATACCTCGAGGATGTATGGAGTACTTGCAGTACAGCTTCTTGGAGTCTGTAAAGGACGGAATGATCTTTTCTCCTAAATACGAAAGCACGACCAAAATGATGGAGCAGCAAGCACATGTCGTTGTTATGTGCAATGAGCTCCCGGACTATAATAAACTTTCCCGGGATCGGTTCAAAGAAACGTTGCTCGGTGATTTAGACATGCCCCCAGATTTAAATAATCGAGTGAACTCGCTCACGTACTAAATAAATAATTAACTTATACTGATAGGCCGGTCA